TCCACCTTGGGCAGAGTAGGGTCTAGGGCGGGTGCTAGTTTACGAGGCATATGATCCGGGGAAGTTGCTAGGGACTCTAGTGAATCCCTATCGAGGTTAGATTGGTGTGGCCGGCAAGGATGACACTGAAGATCCAGAAGGCCAAACCCAATGCGACCAGGTTGATAGAGGGGCCATTCCAGAAGCTAGACAGAGCAAAACAAAAGAAGCCCAATACTAGGAGAATGAGTGTAAGCATAGGATTTTAGGCTCCAGCAGTTACGACCCACGCGCCGTCAATCTCTATGGTGTAGGACACGTCGGCTTGCTTGGTCAGAGATATATCGAACCCACCAGCTTCGGTAACTACACCAGAGAAGGCGATTAGATCACCAGTGGTAGTCTGTCCGGCTTCGGTGTTTATCGGTAACTGGAGCTTGAAGTCATACGCCAGAGCGGAGACGGCAGCCACAGTCATGGCAGCTTGGCCAGCGTCACCAGTGATACGCAGAGTGGTGAAGGTGAACGTCCCATAGTCAGGAAGTGTACCCATCTTTCTCTTAGCCAACTGGGCGAAGGTTGATACATCGGTGGTGGGTACTTTGATACCGGAAATCTTAGCATCGGAAATACCACCGACTGGGATGAATGTGTCTGTACCGCCAGTGACTCCGCCGATTGAGACGACGGTGCCCACAGCGGGGGAGTTTGCTTTACTGGCTGCTTGAGTCATGTTGCTCCTGAAGTGTTGCTGGTGTTGCTGTTGTGAATTGCCTTCCTGCTTTTTAGGGGCAGGTAAGGGTGAAAGTGTTTATTAAATACAGTCGAGAATGTAGAATTCTGCTAAGGCTCTGAAAGACAGCAATTGGTTATCAAAGAAGTCTTGAGGCATCAGATATGAAACAGACATCGTGCCGGACGTGTAACCGCTGAGGGCTTGAATAACTGCTAGGCGTAGAGCTACAGCATCGGAGTATGTGTTACCCCAGCAATTGACTTCTATTCTGTAACGCTGGGCTCCCATGCTATCGAAGGTAGGAGTGCTACTACCACCTACAAACTTGTAATCTATTGCTGGTAGGGTCGAGTCATTAGGTAGAACAAGTGGGTATATACGACTACCACATATAGCTCTTATTGCCGATGCGCCGGAGATGGCTGTATATAGTTCGCTTTCTGTCATTACTATTCCTGTATTTTCAACTCATACGCGAGAATGACTAACTCTCTATTACCTTGAGCAGTGTTGATTGGCGTCTCTATGTTGTACGTGTGAACTACTCCGGTAGTTGGCTCTGTGTAGATGACTCGCATGTTAGCTTCTATGACTACGGAAGAGGTCCAACGCATCTCTATACGGACTACTGTCTTACTCATAAACTCGGCAGTCTCATAAAGCAGTTGGCTGTTTTGTATGCTTATGCTTGCCCAGCAGGTATAGATGGTTGTCCATACCTGTTGCTCCTGCCCATACACGTCCTGCGTAGTTGCTTGCGTTTGGATAGATACACGTCTATTGAGCTTGCCAGCTAACATGTTTGGTTAGCTCCGGTACTCAAGACAGTCGAACTTGTATTGACCTAGCAGGGCGTCAACGCCCTTGGGGATGTTCTTTAGGCTAAGTTCGGACGCATCCTCTCTATGCTCGTACCAATGACTGACTAGTAGGAGAATTGCCAGCACAATAGATTGAGGGCAGGTATTGGTAGTGACGCCATCGCCGTATGAGCCAGCAGTGTAATTGATGGCTATAGAGCCCGGCAGATATTGCTGGGTATAGGGCCAGAAGAGATTACTGGCGGGCACTAGCCTAGCTGGTTCACCTACAGTGTCCACGAAGTAAGTAGATGGGTCTAGCGTGATTAGGGTGTCTGTTAGGTCCAGATACTTGACGCTGTTGACCGTTAGACAAGTTGGCTTCGGTAGCCGTATAGAGAAGTAATCCCATGACGAGCCAAAGAAGGGCCAGTCATATCTCTCTTCAGCAGTCAGGGTAGTCTTGAACTTCGGCAAGGGGAAGTGGTCTAGGTGTAGCTCCCACGTCTGATTGAAGAAAGCACGCCTTGTATATTTCTCACAGTATTCCCGAGCAGCGATTACATAGATGCCAAGTAAAGTATCGTCATCTGGGAAGTCTACTCTTACTTGCCTCTTGGCCATCATTACGGTGACTGGTTCAGCGGCTGGAGGTGTGATGAGATTATATGATAGGAGCACTTTGAACTCGCTTTCGCTCTCTGTAGGCCCGTGCTCTGAGTGCGGCTTTACTAGGGTTGGGTGTCGTGAGAGCGAGACTTATCTTTTGTTTGGATTCTTCTGTCAATTGCCTACACTTACTGCGTGAGCGTAGACCATACTCCCGACGGTAATCAGGATCAGACCAACGTCTGTTCAAGGCCGTTTGTATGTGCTGTCTGCCTGTTGACGATAGATTTAGTGGCTTACCGCGTCTTAGTAGACTCATATTCTTTCTAGCTTCAGGTGATGGGTTTGAATATCCCTCACCACCTGCGGTACGATTTCTAAGACAACCTGTGCCTAAATCGAGGCGACCATATAGATGAATGAGTAAGACCTCTAATTGGTGTGCGTCTATCTCGGACATAGTTGTTGACAGAAAGCGGATAGCATCACGGTTGGTTGGTGGACTAACCTTGTGGCCACATCTCACAAACGCTCGGTCATCCTTACCCTTCCCAATGTAATAAGGCGTTCCTATTTCACCAGAGGGACTTGATTGACTTCGTAGATATGCGTAAACGTAAAACCCATTCATAGTTCTGTGTAAGCCTTATTAGTATTGGGAGGGCTGGAGCAAGCCATTCACTGACTTGCTCCAATCATTGTTTGTTATTTGACCGTTATAGAAACCAGAGGATGAGTCCCAGCATCGGTCACAGCACCGCCCGCACGGGAGAAGCCCACGAAGCCAGTCTCATAGCCAGCAGCGAATAATTCGTTTAGACGAAGTATGCCAAGGCCAGGATTCTGTTGACGGAAGGTGTAACCTTCCTTGAAGTCACCGAAGTAGACAGCAACGTTGCCAGTTGCTACAGGAGACATCTGAGTAATGAGCTTGACAGGCTTACCAAGAATGGTGCCGACGAAGCCCAGAGCAGTGTTGCCGTAGTCAGGGAGAAACAATGGACGACCGTTTGAATCGGTCAACCCGATGACATAGCCTAGAGTGGCGTTAGACAGCGCCCATACAGCATTTTGCTGATAAGCAGGGTCTAGTGCGCCAATAGCTGCGGCGAAGTCAATGTAGCCCACCTTGTTTGTGACACTAGACGTTATTCCATCTGCGGTAGCGTAGCCGGTGGCTAATGAGCCAACAGCACCACCATCACCAGCTAGAATAAGAGCCGACGCACCACGATAGAAACGCTTGGCAAACTTGTCGCGGATGAACGCTTCAAGATCGAAGCCAGCATCAGTTAGTAAGCCGTTATCTACACGGACGATCCCGGTGCTGAAGTTATCTACCTGAAGAGTGATACCAGATAATGCTGGATCGACTTCGGCGGCAGCAGTTCCTACAGTCACAGCAACTAGACCATTGGTGGTATCGTTGTCTAGTACCAGCTTGATTGGGTTACCGTGGTCTGTCTTTAGAACATTTACGATGTCATAAAGCTGACCATAGGACTTCTGAGCTTCTATTACTTGGGGGTTGAACAGGGTGGGTATTGCTACACCAGTGCCAACTACGGTTAGGTCTCTGGTTTCTATTTGGCCTGTACGAAGATAAGTACGGAAGGATTGTTTGATTCTTGCGTCTCTTACCTCTACACGTTCGCTAGGGTCATTAGCTTCACCGGGGTTGGGACGGCTAGCAATGTTCACAGCAGAACGCTGTTCGGTCTGATACTGCTCGACTGCCTTGACGCGAACAATATCCGCATCGGTAGTAGCCACATCGGCCAGTAGTAAGTCAAACTGGGTGCGTTGCTCGGCGGTTATGTTTTCACCCGCTGTAAGGGCCATGGCATCGGCCATTCCCTTATTTCTCTTCTCTTGTAACTGAGTTAGGTTCATCTTTGGTTCCTTGTAGTGCTGAATTGATGTAGGAACCAAAGCCACGGCGGGTGGTAATGTTCATACTTTCGAGTCGTCTGGTTGCGATTGAACGCAGCCCACTAGGGGGCACACACTTACTCGACAAACTTGATAAAACTGGATAACGCTGTTGGGGTTGTTACTGGGCGATGGATAGAAGGGCGAGCTTCATTTCCATACGCCGACGTTCTGAGTCTCTGCGTACGTGGCGGTCCCCCACGGACTGTGAACGCTGGTTGTAGCAGGAGCAGGCTTCGTCCACACAGTCATCGGCGGAGCAAATATTACAGGCTCCAACTAGACATTGAGGGCACTGACAGCCGCATGGTGGATCGTCATCCTCGGCTACGACATCTATCAGGCCATCGCTTATAGACCGAGTGGCCAGCTTTGATCGCATCTCTTTAGGCATCGAGGTTGGAAGGTTGCGAGCTTGTGAGGTCGTTGCTGAGTATGCTGGGAAGGTCACAGGTGACACGTCCAGCAGTTCATCGAACTCAAGGATGCGCCTGCTTATTGTGCCGTCTGTGTTATCGGTCCACTGGTCTCTCTTAGTAATAAAGCCGAATGAGGAACCAGTAACGTCTTTACGACGCATGGAGACAATCAGGTCATTGGCGATGCTGGTATTGGGTGGGTCTATCACATAAGCAAGACCTCTGGCGTCTACATTTAGAGTGAGTGTGTTGGCGATGGTTCTACCTAGTACGCAATCAGGGTTATGGTTCCAGAGGGCGCGTACATCAGGGTTACTGGCCATGACAGCATCGAAGGCGTGAGGGTCTAGAACTTCTGTCCAGCCACCGAGGTCTACACTGGGTGTATCAAATAGGGCAGCATAGCCAGATATGGTAGGTGATTCACCCTCGGGTGATACTCTGAATTCATGTGATATATAACGACGTTCTGGGTTATTCATTGTTAGTATCCCTTATTGCTATAGCTCCGCCAGCCTCACGAAACGTACCTATGTGGATTGCTCGAATGGCCTTGGTTAGTTCGGCTCCGGTCACTTGGTCTTGTGTCTCTGGTGTCCAATCAACTGCTCTGGAGCAAACAGACTTGATATAGTCGGCTGTTATCTTGCCACTGGGTTCCCAGTTGTCAGGCAGGTTGAATTGAGTATGTGCCTCAGTGACGACTATTGAGGCTATGGATTCGAGCACAGGACGCAGTATTGGTGATATGGTCTCGGCGTCACGCTTGTTGCGGGTGACGACTCGACCTACTGCG